AGTAAACGTAAATATAGAAGGATCTTTACTATCACAAAATGACCTAGTAGCTGCGGTAACGGATGCTGTCTACCAGACACAGCGAACAGGTAATGATTTAATCGTTAGCGCTATATGAGTACTGGCGCTGTTTTTAGCTGTTTCATCGACTTTAGCAACGGTGCTAACTTTGACCCTAGCCTGGTATTAGATGATCCATCTACACCGCTAGACCAGTCTGTATTAGGTACTAGCGCATCAGAAATCGTAGACGTAAGCCAATACGTAATAAAGACTGGCATAAGACGCGCCTATAATCGTACCTCTGACAGCTTTACGGCTGGTACTGCATCGGTACGCCTAATCGATGAGACAGGTTTATTTAACCCTGCTAATACTTCTGGAGCATTGTACGGAAAAATATTACCGATGCGTAAAATTAGATTTATTGGTACTTTTTTAGGACAAGAGTACGCATTAGGATCTATGTACGTACAGTCCTGGAAATACACATCCCCTACAGGATTCGACCCTGCCTTCGTAGATCTTAACTGCGTTGATGGTTTTCAATTACTAAACCTGGCGTCTATATCAACTGTTACAGGTGGAACGGCTGGGCAGACTACAGCTCAGCGGATTACTAGCATCTTAGACGCCGCTGAGTGGCCTGGGGGTATGCGCTCTATATCTACAACTGCAGATACGACCGTACAGGCAGATACAGGCAGTACTAGGACAGCTCTTTCAGCCTGTCAGACAGTAGAAGCTACGGATCTAGGAGCCTTTTATATGAATCAACAGGGCTACGCAACCTTTAGATCTAGGGAGGACATAATTACAGCCTCTGGCGGTACGCCTACGGTCTTTAGCGATAGTGGATTACCTGGCACTATTACCTATCAAAAAGTAGCTTTTGATCTATCGGATTTTGGACTTATAAATAGCTGCACTGTTACACGTACTGGCGGTACACCTCAGACAGTAAATAACGTAGACAGCATAGATACATTTTTTAAGCATAGCCGTAATCGCAGCTCTATAGCCCAGACTGATACAGATGCCTTAGATCAGGCGCTTATGATCGTAGCAAGTCGCCAGGAGGTAGGAGCAGACCTACGTCTGGAATCTTTAACCCTAGATGCATATGATGGCGCAAGTCCAGACCGTGTTACTGCAGCTCTTAGCCTGGACGTCTATGATCCCATTACCGTAATACAGGTGCTGCAAGGTGGCAACGTAGAGAGCGATACGGTAATAACTGGCGTCGCTTATGACATTACGCCTAATTCTTTTAATACTACTTTTACCACCGCGCAACCGTTCGCGAGTGGGTTCGTGCTAGACTCTCTAGTAGATGGCCTATTAGATGAGGACTCGCTCGCTTATTAAGGAGATATATGGCTAAACAGACCTTTACCACTGGGCAGGTTTTAACGGCTGCACAGATGACTGCGCTGCAACAAACCGCGATGTTAGGCGGCGAAGCTAACGCACGTACGGCGTCTTATGTTTTAGTGGCTGGTGACGCTGGTAATGCTGTAACTATGAGTAGTACTAGCGCGACTACGATTACCATAAATACTGGAATCTTTGCAGCTGGCGATATTGTGACGATCGTTAATATAAATTCTGGCGTCTGCACAATTACAGCAGGTACAGCTACTGTAACTACTTCTGGATCTCTAGCCTTATCGCAAAATCAAGGAGGTATCCTACGTTTTACGAGTGCTAGTGCAGCTATATTTCTACAATTCGCAACACCTGCGAGCGGTGATATAGAGGGCGTTACAGCTGGTACAGGTATTAGCGGCGGTGGCACTAGCGGCACGGTAACTATTACTAATTCTATGGCTACTGCAATAGATGCTAAAGGTGATTTAGTAGTTGGAACTGGTGCAGATACTTTTAGCCGCCTAGCCGTAGGCACCAACGGCCACACACTTGTAGCGGATAGTGGAGCAGCCACAGGACTTGCTTACTCTGCTGGAATCCCTGTCGTTCTAAATGCTCAAACTGCGACTTATACAGTTGTCCTAGGCGATGCCTACAAACTCGTCACAATGTCTGTGGCTTCTGCCAATGACTTTCAAATCCCTACTAACGCCAATGTTGCTTATCCAGTTGGCACAGTAATCAATGTTATCCAAATCGGAGCAGGTCAGACAACTATCAAGGCTGTCACTTCAGGCACTACTACGATCTCATCAACTGGAGCAACTGCCACAGCTCCTAAGTTAAGAGCGCAGTATTCGGCTGCATCTTGCATCAAGGTTGCTACCGACACTTGGTATGTTGTAGGAGATATAGCGTAATGAGTTTAATCGGGATTATTGCTTCAAGTAAGTTAGGAATATCTGCACCTACCTCAGTCGATTATCTTGTCATCGCAGGTGGCGGCGCAGGTGGAAGTCGCGATGGAAGTTACAATCAAGGCGGTGGCGGTGGTGGTGCTGGTGGTTATAGAACAAATTCTTTATCAGTTTCTGGTGGCACTAACTACACAGTTACAGTAGGCGCTGGTGGTGCTTTTGTAGCAAATCAATATGGTGATAATGGAAATGACTCAGTTTTTAGTAGCATAACAAGCACTGGCGGCGGCGGCGGAAATGTTTTTGGTAATCCAGGAATTGATGGTGGTTCTGGTGGCGGTGGTTCTGCTAATGGTGGATCTGGCGGTTTAGGAACTTCTGGTCAAGGCAATGATGGCGGCTCTGGAAATAATAATGGTGGTGGCGGTGGTGGTGGTGCATCGGCAGTTGGCGCTAATGGCAATGTAAATGGCGGCAATGGCGGTAATGGTTCATCTTCATCAATCAATGGCACAGCAACAACTCGCGGTGGTGGTGGTGGCGGCCGCGCTGAACCTGGTGGCTCGCAAGGCACAGGCGGAACTGGCGGTGGCGGAACACCATCTGCAACTGCTGGCACTCGCAACGGAGCGGCCAACACAGGTGGCGGCGGAGCTGCTTCTTTAGGTTCAGGAAATAATAGTGCTGGTAATGGCGGCTCTGGCATAGTAATTATTGCTTATGCAGATACATTTAAAGATTTAACAGTAGGAGCAGGTTTGACTTATACGCAGCCATCTCGGTCTGGCTATAAAGTTTATCAATTTACCGCTGGAACAGGAACTGTGAGTTGGTGATGGCACATTACGCATTTTTAGATGAAAACAATGTAGTAACTGAGGTTATTACTGGCATTGATGAAACTGAACTTATTGAAGGTTTAGACACCGAAACTTGGTATGGTAATTTTAGAGGCCAAGTTTGCAAACGCACTTCATATACTGGCAGCATACGAAAAAATTATGCTGGAATAGGTTTTACTTATGATGCACAAAGAGATGCCTTTATATCACCAGAGCCAGATAATGCCATTGGCTTTGATGAAGAGACCTGCCGTTGGATAGTTCCATCAATAGAAGATTAAGCACAATCCCTCAAGAAAGTTCTGTCACACTCTTGAGGGATAGTGCGCTAAAGTAAATACTATGGAAAAGAGCGCTAACGGATGGCCTGCCTCTGCAGATCCAGAAGCTATAGACATAGTTCGTAAGCGCGTCCCAGGTACAGATCTAAAGCTGCGTGTGGCTAAACCTGTCGCGCCGTTATTAATTGGTTTTGCTGCAGAATTTCATAAACTGGTAGAGCCTATAGATGAAACTAAAACCCTGGACGACTGGGGATACGCATACCGTAAGGTAAGAGGATCTAATACCGTAGTCTCTAATCACAGTAGCGGTACAGCAATAGATTTAAATGCTACTCAACATCCTTTAGCGGCTGTAGGTACTTTTAACGAGGATCAAGTAAGGGTAATTAACCGTTTATGCCGTAAATATGGTCTAAGATGGGGCGGTAATTATCGTAACCGTAAGGACGAGATGCATTTCGAGATAGCTCTAAATGCAGTGCAAGTCGAAACCTTAATAAGAGGTTTAGAATTGGAGAACGATGAAAACGAAAAAGAATAAAAACCTAGTCAATGCTCAACAGATAGCCGCTTCCTGGGGACGCTCCGCGCTTAGCGCAGCTTTAGCTTATTACTTAGCTACTGGAGATTTAACTGTTAAAGGTTTAACGAGCGCTGCGGCAGCTGCCGTATTACCGCCTCTTATGCGGTATCTAAATCCTAAGGATCCGCTAGGACGTGGATAGTCTTTTAATGCAGCTTGGCGTTATAGCGGCTGCGACAATATCAGGGGTAGCCGCTATATTCGCCTCACGTGCAGAAAAGAATAGCCGCCCAGTCTCTAACGGTTTTGCCGATGAAGTGTTAGGCGACTTACGAGAGCTACGGCGTATGCTTTTCACGCATCTCAAAGATCACGATCGAGAGGGACAAAATGCAAAAAAGTGTATTCATTGTACCAACCAGGGGAAGGCCACAAAACGCAAAAAGGCTTCTTAAAGCCTGGAAAGATACGAAAGCTGTAGCAGATTTATATTTTGTCTGCGATATAGATGACTGGTCGTTACGCGATTATCAAGCGATAGACGACATAAACATAATAACGAATCACATAACCGCCGCTGGTATGGCTCAGCCTCTTAATATGGCTGCGATGGTCTTACTAGACGATACTAAATACGATCGCTATAGCTATTTCGGATTTTTAGGCGATGATCATTTACCACGTACTGATTTCTGGGATTACCTTTTAACATTACAGATACCAGGTAATAGACAGGGAATAGCCTACGGTAATGATTTACTGCAAGGAGCTAATCTACCTACTGCCTGTTTAATGACTAGAGGCATCGTAGAAAACCTTAAAGGTATGTGTCAGCCTAAAGCTAAACATCTATATCTAGATAATTTCTGGAAAAAACTAGGACAGGATATTAACGGCCTGTTTTACTCAGAAAACATAGTAATCGAGCATATGCATCCCTTAGCTAGTAAAGGTGCTATGGATGATCATTACGCACGTGTCAACTCTGAGCAGTATTACAGCCACGATAGATTAATTTACGAGGATTTTATAAACAGTCAATTTTATAAAGACCTAGTAGTAGCTCTGTCGTGAAAATCTTAATTACTGGTAATCGAGGTTTTGTAGGCCGACACTTTACGTTCGCTCTGTTGGATCATAACGTTACCTATGTAGATATAAAAGACGGTATTGATGCCAGAGATTTTTTTAGACGCGATGATACTTATTTCGACCTTTTGATACATCTTGCGGCAGTCGTAGGAGGTAGGCAGACTATCGAGGGTAGTCCGCTATCTCTGGCGGTGGATCTATCAATAGATAGCGAAATGGCATCGTGGGCGATGCGTACACAGCCTGGACATATTCTTTACTTTAGCTCGAGCGCTGCCTATCCTGTAGAGCTACAGACATTAGAGCTAAAAAGGATGCTAACAGAAAACGATATAAACCTTAGAGATATACGCCTGCCAGACTATACCTACGGATGGGCTAAATTGACTGGAGAGATGCTCTGCGAGCATTTAAGACGTGAAGGCCTAACCGTTACTGTACTTAGACCTTTTAGCGGTTATGGTGAGGATCAGAGCCTGGAATATCCTTTCCCTAGCTTTATGGAAAGAGCTGGTCGTAAGGCCGATCCCTTTACCATCTGGGGATCAGCCCTAACTACTAGGGACTGGATACATATAGACGACATAGTAGAGGCCTCTTTACTATTGGCTAAAGACCGTATGAGCATAAACGTAAACCTATCAACAGGCAGGCCTACGACCTTTATGGAGCTGTTTAACCTAGTAGCTCGTCAGGTGGGCTATAAACCAGTCGTAGAGGTTGATGAAGGCGCTCCTAAAGGCGTCGCCTATCGCGTAGGTAATCCAGCGCTCCTAAAGAGCCTGGGATACAACCCTAAAGTAACCCTAGAGGTAGGCGTGTCGCGCTGTCTTAGTGTCTGGAGGCAGTAGTACCATTACTGGGTCTGGAACCCCTCAACCCTCCAGACAAAGGGACAGAAATGCAATTTATAAAAGAGTACACAGATCTATTTATATTTCTGTGCTGGCTTGGTACTTTTGTAACAGGCTATTACTACGGACATTACGTAGGTCACGCTTTAGGATTTACACGTGGTCGCGTAGCTGGTCGTAAACATCCATCGCTAAGAAATGAGCAGCGATGACACTTATACAAAATTACGCGATAACCTATGCAGCTCTAGGCTTAAAGATTTTACCTTTAGGCGTAGAAGCTAAACAGCCTCATAAAAGTCTAGCGCCACGTGGCTTACACAGCGCTACAGATGATATAGAGGCTATTACTGAGTGGTTTAAGAGACAGCCTAAGATAAACATAGGCATCGCCTGTAAGCCATCTAATCTAGTAGTCCTGGACGTAGATTTACGTAATGGTGGTACTACCGACGGACTTACAAAGACCAGGCGTATACGCACTGGTAACGGCTGGCATTACTACTATTACGCTAGCTCTGAGATGAGCTTTCCTGGTAAATATCGTGAAGGTGTAGACATTAAGTGGAACGGTTACGTAGTAGCTGCTCCATCTGTACACCCTAGCGGATCTATATACCAGGTAGACGATATGACAGAGATTAGACCTATATCTGATTTAGTAGGTGTCTAATGAATCTAAAAGAAATAGCAGCTGAATTAGCAGCTCTAACCGTTATTAAAGACGCGGTAACAGAGGCTACTAACACCTTACGCGAATTAGCTAAAGATGAGCTAACTAATGTAGGCGCTGATATGACTAAGGCGGTAATCGATAATCAAGAGGTAGCCAAAATTACCTTAATTAGTAAAGATGCCGCGTTTGTCGTACTTGATGAAAAGGCGTTAGTAGCCTGGATAACTGACAATTTTCCTACAGAAATCGAACCTAAAGTTCGCGACTCATTTCGTAAGAAATTTACAGAGACGCTAGCTATAACGGCAGAAAACCAGATATTTAGCACGATGACAGGTGAGGTATTAGCTTTTATGGGATTAGATTATAAAGCTCCTTACGTCTCTACACGCTTCTCTCCAGATGGTAGAGAGGTCGTTTTAGAGGCTATAAGAAATCATCGAGTGAATACGCTGCCCTGGTTAAACTTTTATGTAGAGTCGAAAAAACTAAAGGAGATAGAGTAGTGAACGAGGACAAAGCTAAAGCATTACGAGCGCCTTTTAGAGACGATCAAGTAGAGGCAAAAAATGTAGGACAGAGATCCTATAATTTTATAAATCACGCAGTCGTCACCGATCGACTTATATCTGTAGATCCTGCGTGGTATTGGCAGCCTATGGCGATGTCAGATAATGGCTCACCTGTATTAGATGAATTTAATGGCTTATGGATAAGGCTTACAGTATGCGGCGTAACTAGAATTGGTTACGGTGCATCTGAGCCGCATCAAAAGGGAGCCGATGCGGTAAAGACTGCTATTAGTGACGCTATAAAAAATGCTGCGATGCGTTTTGGCGTAGCTCTTGATCTATGGGGAGCAGATAGTAACGGTTTGAGCGTGGAGGCGGTGGCTACACCTTTCACACCGTCTCTACGCTCTGTACCACCTCTTAAACCTGTAGAGACTGATAACGCTGAGCTAGCAGCTTTCCTAGATCAACAGCGACCAGATGGTGAGCCTACGAAAGTAGTACCGCCTGAGGGAGAGCCATACTGCAACCATCGAGAGATGGCCTGCCGCGTTTACAGAGCTGGGACAAGTAATAGCGGTAAACCATACGAGGGTCTATTTTGTCAGCGTAAACCATATACTGAACAATGTACGCCAATGTCACTAGAGGGTAAACCCTGGAAAAAATGAGACCGTTACCTTTACACGTACTCGATATGAAACTAGCTAGAGAGGCGGCAGATTTTTTTATTGAGTGGTCAAAAAAAACACAGGAGACAGATAACCCTCATACCAGAGCCGTCCCCTGGAAAAACGAACACGATCGTAAGTATGAGATGCAGATGGCTTACGGTGCTGAGATAGCTGTAGCTAGGTTATTAGGGATGGACTGGAACGGCCTTAACACCTTTAAGGATAAAGCTGACGTAGGCGATAATATCGAGGTGCGCTGGTCGCGCTCTAATAATCTAATACTGCGTAATTATGATCGTGATGGCGATGTAGCTTTTCTAGTGCAAGGCTCATCACTTAGTACCCTATTTTTAGTAGGTTACTACCCTGTCTATTTAGGCCGTATAGACGAGTATAAGCTGGTAGATGAGGACACCTGGTTTGTACCTAAGGACAGACTATACGATTATATGCCCATTAAAGAGGCTCTAAGGCCGTTTTTAGCCACTTTAGGGGCTCGACCTATATAGATACATAGGCTTACGCTACTGAGGGTACGCGTAAGGAGATTAGGACTGCCTACCATCTGCGGTGGCAGTCCTTTTCTCTTTTGTCGCCAGGATGGTCTATAGTTTTATCTGGTCGTAAGACTGGGGGCAGGAACTCCGACGGCGACGGTTGACGGTCATAATGATCTAAACACAGCTATAGAGATCCTCCATTACTCACTATTAATTATTTTTAATTAATGGGGGGTAGGGGGGCATTTCTCCTTTAGCTCTGGTATCAGGTCATATATATAAAAATACATAAATAAATAACTATAATTAAACCAACAGATAAACCCTTACCAGTGAAGGGATAGAGATGCAACTAACCATAGATATATCTATTGGAGAAGTATCAACACAGATCAACACAGATCAGTCTCTATCGTTTGACGCTATAGAATCATTACTAAGTAGATCAGTCAGTAGCGTATTAGTTATGTTCAACAGTTTAAGCGAAAAGGATAGACAGTACGCTTTAGGCCTAGATGCAGACTCAGACGAGGACATAGATGACGAGACGGACTCGGAAAGCGACGCCTAACGGCTATAAACACTGCAACACCTGCGACAAGATACTGCCGATAGATGATTTTGGCTGGCGTAATAAATCTAAAGATGCCAGGCGACATAACTGTAATAACTGTCGTAATCTTGGTAGATGGATAATGCGTAGGGTAAAATATGAATATGGACAGCTGCTCGAAAAGCAGAATCACAAATGCGCTATCTGCGATGTAGCCAATACACAAAGTCGCCTATCCATAGACCATAACCATAAAACACAGGAGATTAGAGGCCTACTCTGTCACGACTGTAATAGCGGTATAGCTTCTTTTGACGAAAACAGGCAATACCTAATGAGAGCCATCATCTACCTAATAGGAGATAGAAATGCTACTAATGGGATCGATATTTCTAGCAATAACACTAGCAACACCGCAAGGGCTGCAAGAATACGCAGCTAAACAGGTAGAGCCATACGAGGTTAGATGTATGGTTAAACTCTGGAATAAAGAGAGTAACTGGAGATATAAGGCTAAATCTCCTACACACGATTACGGTGTACCTCAGAGGCATATGAAGGGTAAGAGCCAGAGACAGATAGATAAATTTCTAGCTTCACCTATAGATCAAATCCATTGGGGTATTGGCTATGTGCGTCATCGTTACGGTGATTTCTGTAGTGCGCTAGACTTTCATAAGCGTAATAATTGGTACTAAACTGTACGTTTAGTGCTAAATTTAGTACATAATTAGGCATTTAGGGGACATATGCGATTACTTGATATATTTTGCGGTGCAGGTGGGGCGTCTAAAGGTTATGAAATGGCTGGTTTCGACGTAACAGGCATTGATGTTAAAAGCGGTAAAAGATACCCTTATAAGTACATTAGAAAAGACTTTAATGCTTTAACTGTCCAGGATTTACAGGAGTACGACGTTATACACGCGTCGCCACCCTGTCAAACTTTTAGCATTACAAAAAATTTGCGTATAGCTCAGAATAGAAAAACCGATAAAAAGGATTTATTAGACGTTACCAGGCAATTATTAATAGATAGCGGTAAACCGTATATTCTAGAAAATGTCCCAGGCGCTCCTCTACGTAATCCAATACAGTTATGCGGTAGTTTTTTTAATCTTAAAGTGAGGCGACATAGACTATTTGAGAGCAATATGCCATTAAAAGGCAGCATATGCAGTCATAAACAGCAAGGTAGGCCAGTAGGTATATACGGTTCGTTAAATGACAAAATACCAGGGGGGGGTCAGACTGCTGAGACTATAGAAGTTGCAAGAGATGCTATGGGCATAAATTGGATGATATGGACAGAATTAGTAGAGGCTATACCACCGATGTACACTGAGTTTATTGGTAAACAAGTAATGACACATATAAATAGATAAGGGACATAAATGGATTTAAGAGAAAAGATAACTATAGGCGTCTGTTCACCTGGACAATGGCACGCGATGTTCGCGACCAGCCTAATCGATATAGCACGTAGTCAGTCACAGCTAGGGCAGCTAATAAGCCTAGAAGGATCAGG